TTATAAACCCTACGTCCATGTATAGTAATGAAAGAAATCCAGATGAAGCTGTACCCATGCCTATGATATTTGATATAGGTGCAGCTTCTGAAAAAACTGATATTATGGATATGGAAGAAAGCGGTTGGAAGCGCTTAATGTAATATGGCTGATAATGCTACATATATTCAGAGCCCGTTTAATAAGGCAAAGAAAGATAAATTTCTTCTTGTCTTAGATATACCACCTGCTCTTAAACAAATTGCAACAAAATTTAACCGATCTACAGATACCATTCTTCCAGATACTTTGCAATTTTCTGTTTTTGGAACAGTTGTGCCTAATATATCAGTACCAGAGGTTCAAACAAGATTTGCTGGACAAACTCTTAAGCACACCAGTCATAGTCGTGAACCTTATCCACCTGTTGATATTAATTTTACCATCGACAACAGATTTAATAATTACTGGGTAATCTATACATGGCTTAACATGCTAAATAACGATAAAACAGGGCTTTACGACCAGCAAGATTTAACAACACCAACTAAGTCTATCGTTGCATCAGGTGTAGAAAATGCTTTTTTTCAATACAAAACAACCGTATCTGTATACGGTTTAGACGAGTACAATAGACGAATTATAGAATTTAAATATGTGGATGCTTTCCCTACAACACTAGGTGGGATAAACTACTCATATAGAGATAGTGGAGAGCTTGAGTCAAGCTTTACCTTGAGTTACACACAGTTACATATTTTACCAATATCTGATATAGAAAGTCTTTAAATAAAGAAAAAATTTATCCAAAAATTTATAAATACTTTATATGGCACGTACAATTCAAAGTCCCGGAGTACAGATCAGTGAAGTTGATCTTTCATTAAGAGCAAATCTTGCCTCCAATACAAACGTTTTAATCCCCGGTTTTGCCCCAAAAGGCCCGTCTTCTGATCCTGTTCAGGTCAGCACGTTATCTGAATTTGAGCAGATCTTCGGATTACCGACAAACGCTGCAGAGCGCTATTTTTATCATACTGCAAAGGCTGTCTTCTCGTCACCTGCAAACGTAACTGTATATCGTCTTCCATACGGTGATGGAGCCGGTCTCGGTACTTCAAACCAGTATAGCGCCTTAGTTTATCCTGCCGTAACCGTACAAAACGGTGCTTCTGCGACATCTTTCCAATATTCAGCAACCGCTACCGGTGTTACTACATACTTCGGTGCACCGACACACGTAAGACTCTCAGAAGCCGATTATCTTTCTGTTCTCCGCGGTGATGCCTTTACATGGAATCCTGCAGGCTCAGATCCTACATTTAACAGCGTGACATCCGCCGGTACTGTGTCGGCATACAACGCGACACCTAGAACGACCTTTAATACACTCTCAAGTCTTGGTCAAGCCGGTCTTATCATTTTAAATAAATCACAAGCTTCTATTAATAACCGCTTTGAAGGTACATACGTCGGTATTGTAGATAATACTGCTCTAAACCCAGCAACATCATTTGATGACATCAATAACGTGTTGTCTATTAACAGTAATAGCACGTATATTACACCTACTTCATACGTTACTGTACCGAGTCAGCGCTTAACCTTCGCTCTCTCAGCTACATCAACCGGGCTAAATGATAGTATTTCGGAAGTTGTAGAAAATATCGCAACATTTGATACATCAACGGTAAATTATAACGATACCGTCAACATTGGCGTCTTTAAGCTCCGTCAATCAACATTCTCACCCGATACAATTCAACTCGATTACGTCCTACAGGAAGGATATAACGCCTCATTTGACTACTATCGTCAAATTAACAGTTCAAACGGCGGAACCCCGGTAAGCTACTTCATCGAGACTGTCGATAATTCATCAAGCAACATTATCACGCTTGTTAACCCATATATCTCTAATAAGAATGTATCGGGTTGGTTGAGTCTAAGCGGGATACCTAATAGAGGCGTGCGTTTCCTTAGCTCACCGCGCTCAGCTGCGCTTTCAACAAATGAAGCCAGCCTTTCATCATCATATGGATGTAGCCCTGCCCTTTATAGCGCGCTATTATCTTCATACGGTGCAACAAATAACCTTGTTGCCCTCGGTGATTATAGCTCTGTTGATATAAGCACGAAGACCATTGGAAGCATACCAACAAAGCTCGGTGCGATGTTCAATACAATTGAGAATAGCGAAATATACCCGCTTTCAATTACTTGTGAAGCCGGTCTCGGTACTATCTACGCAAATTCATTTAACACCGCTACATCTGGTTATTTTGATGATTCGGTACCATATGTAGGGACTAACCTCAATAGCCTAACAGCACAGGATGGTACAGGTACTGGTGCTGAAATTGCAAAGAATTACAGAGCCGTTGCAACACAGTTTATCGACTTTGCTACAAATCGTCGTAAGGATCATATTTTTATTGCTGATCCCCTTACAAATATTTTTGTACAGAACGGAGTAAAGACACTTGATGACCCAACCAAGAATTTCTCTGATAATATCTATTGGCCTCTTCGTAACTTGTTTAGCTTTGCTAATAACAGCTATACAGCAACATACGCAAACGTTGTACAAGTTGCAGACGTTAGCTCAAACAGACAGGTATGGGTACCGTCTTCGGGATTTGCTGCAGCGATCATGGGTAACGTTGATTCAAATTATCAACCATGGGTCGCGCCAGCTGGTTTTAATAAAGGAACATTAAACGGCATCACCGATCTTGCTCTCTATCCAAAACAGAAGCAGCGCGATCAACTCTACAAGATCTCACTTAACCCGATTGTGTTCTTCCCGAACGAAGGCTTCGTTGTATACGGTCAAAAGACTCTACTCAAGCAACCAAGTGCTTTCGATCGCATTAACGTCCGTCGTCTCTTCCTTACACTCGAGACACAGACGAACACTGTTGCGCGCAACTTCGTATTTGAGCCCAATACACTCTTTACAAGAACACAGGTTAAGAACGTCCTCGCGCCGATCTTTAACAATGCTAAAAATACAGCTGGGCTTTACGACTACTTGTTAATTTGCGACGAGAGAAACAACACACCAAGCATTGTCGACGACAATACACTTGTAATCGACATCTATATCAAACCGGTGAGAACAGCAGAATTTATTCTTGTTAACTTCTACGCTACAAGAACAAGTCAAAACTTCTCTGAAATCATAGCATAAAGGAAACAAAAACAATTAAATAATTACACAACATGAGCGACACTAATCAATTAATTCAAGACTTTTACAGAGTAGCAGCTAATAGAGAGTTTGCACGTGATTTTAACTTCCGTGTTCTTTCGATTAATACCGGCGGTGCGACAGATGCTGCAGGTAACGTTATTACTTTCGGTGATGATGACCTCGTATATGCTAAGACTGCGACACTACCAGAGAGATCAATTACAAATGTTCCTGTACCTTATATGGGTCTCAACTTCAATCTCCCTGGTAACGCTGTCTATCCTGGATCAGAAGGTTATGGTATCACTTTCTATGCTGATGCCAACTCTCAGATCAGACAAAAATTTGAAGATTGGTCGCGTTATACTTTTGATGACGCTAATAGCACCGGTGACTATCTAACACCTAAGCAAACATCCGTTATCAATCTACTCCAGCTTGACAATAAGATGAACAGAGTCGCACAATACACACTCGTCGGTGTATCACCACGTAGTGTTGGTACACTCACATATTCAATGGCTGCTGGAACAGGCCAGACAATTGAGTTTACAGCTACAATGGCTTACCACTACTTCACAAGAGAGTCGTAAGAAGTTGGCTTTTAAAGCTAAATAATTAAGTGAACGACCCTTTTAGTAGTGCACTTAATAGCTTAGGTCAGAATATAGCTGGTATTGGTACAGGTTCAAATCCTTTATTTGCTCCTCAAATAACTCAGCTCTTCGGTCTTAATATACCGGGTGTACCAATTGTGAGTACGCGTGATTATTTTCTCACGCAAATGGAATCGTGGTTTACAGCGATTCCTATGTCTACGCAGTGGATTGTGTTAATAGATAATTACCCACCTGGCCTTAAGACATCTCTAATTCAAGGATTAGAAAGAACTGACGGCTCGAAGCAAGGATTTGATATAGATGGCGCGAAAAATATTTTAACTAGTTTCCCTTTACAAAAAGTTATTGGCTGTCTTTTCGCTAGCTCGGTAACGATACCTAATGAAGGATTTACAGTAGAAAGCGCACATGTAGAAAATAATAGAGGATTTCTCCCTGGTGTTATAGCTGGTGGAAGGAATGCCGAAGCACCTATTTTAGATTTACAATTTCGTGAAACAAATACATCGTTTATTGATTTTGTTATTCGTCCTTGGGTCATTCTTGCATCTCATTACGGTTTTGTAGCGAGAAACCCTGATGATTCGGCAGAAGCTCTAAAAAATATGAAAGTAAATATTCATATTATGCAAATGACTCGTACACGGGCAGGGGTTTCGCAGATACCGAGAAAAATTTGGAATTTCTATAATTGCGTACCTTTTACAGTTAATGAAGAAACATTAGAATATACTGAAGAAAAAGCAACATACTTTAATACACGCTGGACGTATTCAAACTACACTGTCTCAAATAACCTCTATCTACCAATCTCAGATATTGTCAATCAATTTGCGACTAGTGGTGTACCAAATATTGTGAATCCGAGTCTCTTTAAAGGCTTTAACTCACCGGTATAATTGGCGTTTCTCGGTCACATGTTTAAGTATCTCATGTGAGCCAGTTTACCTATACAGTTAGATTACCCTCATGTAACAGGTCAGTTAATATAAGCGAACTTTTATACCCTGATTATAAGCACTTAATTAAAACACTTACCAACGATAATTCACGGTCCGCAATTATTTTTTTTGAAAATCTAATTAAAAATTTATGCGAAACAGATACTACTTCTTTCACGTTTATAGATAAGATTATTGTTTTACTTACAATTCGCTCTATTTGCGTATCACCTGATTTAGAGCTGACAGCAACATGCCCATCTACAGGCAAGACCTTCAATACTAACATACAAATATCTAATATTATCGACAATCTCTCAACGCTCGATCTTCCAGCCGACATATATACGACAACAAAGAATTATAACAACGACAAGTTAATAATTGAATTAGGCATGCCAAGCAAGATAAACCTTGATCAAGATGATTTAGATCTTGTAAGCACGGTTATTAAGAAAATTACAATTAATAACAACGACGTTACCCTCGAAAAAGACTCATTCATAGAGCATCTACCGATGACAATACTTAAAGATATAAGCGACTACGTCCTGCACCTTAGCAATACCATACGCGACATAAAACTACTTGATATACGGTCACCATATACTACTGAAAACAATAATATTCAGGTCCCGCTCAATCTCTTTACAAGCTCTATTTTAGATTTTCTAAAAATGTGCTTTAAGCGAAACCTTATCTCACTATATGAGTTAGAATATTTTCTCATTAGCAAACTACATTTGGATTTTAATCTAATAAAACAATCTACACCAGCAGAGCTTAACGTTTATATTAATATGTTTAGAGACGAAAAAAGAGATGAAGAAAACCGCAGTAAAGCCAGCAAAGGGTTGAATCTTCTTGCGCCGTAATTATATATTAATATGAGTACCAATATTAACGATATTCTCAAGCAGCTTGATACCCTTAACGAATCAACAGGTATTGATATCTATGTTCCTTCTCTCAAGAAGACAATTAAATTTAAAAATCTTAATCTCAAGCAACAGAAAGATCTTCTCAAATCATCAGTTGATGAGACACTAACTAAGTTATCTTTTATTGTCAATTTCTTTAACATTATTCAAGATAATGTAACCGACAAGATTGATGTAAATAATCTCTACGCTTTTGATCGAACAGCAATTGCAATTGCACTACGAGCCTACGGCTTAAACAACGAATACTCAAACGGCGACACAACTATTGATTTATTTGACGTCATTAAAGAAATATCATCAATTGATATACCTGATATATTTTCATCAAATATTGAAGTAGGCGATATTAGCATCGAACTCGAAGTACCACGCCTAGGATACGACAAGGATATTAGTAATCTAACAATTAATAAACTTAAAACAATACAAGACAGAGACATTAAATCCTTAGTAGGAGAGCTATTCGTTTACGAGATTATAAAATATATAAAAACCGTGACGTTTAAACTACCCACGGGTAATCAGATTATACCGTTTAATAACCTTAAGATCGACGATAAGATATCCGTGATCGAAAAAATACCATCTACTCTCATTAATAAGATTTTACAATTTATTAAAAGCTATAGAGATCTTGAATCTAAATTCACTACATTTAGAGACAGCTCTATAGAGATAGACGGTAGTTTCTTCAGTATATAATATACATACCAAGTCCTTGCTCTATTATAAATAATAATAGATGGACGGCATTACATTGGACCAGCTTCAAGAGGTATTTGACGGGAGTATACCCGATCTAAATAAATCGCTTGATCGTATTATTAATCTACAGTCCTCGCAGACTAATACTCTAGGGAAGGTACAGCAGCTGATTGGTCAAAAGGTCGAATCAATAATAACCTATCAACGTACTGCAGCTGACAAGCTTAGTGAAATGACTAAGCTATTAAATAAACCAGTAGCTGAAAAAACTAAAAGATCTAAAACAGATCAAGATAGTGAAGCTAAAACAGGCAAGAATTCAAAAAAAACAGAAAAAGGTGCAAGTCTTGATGATATTAAGCTTGTCTCATCAAACGTAAAAGACATACCTGCAAGTCTAAAGGTATTACCAGTGCGCCTTGCTGGCTCAATAGAGAGAAAACCTCAAATTGTACAAGATTCTATTGCTGCTAGTTTGTTAAGAGTAATAGCAAAAAATACTAATAAGGAATCTGGCGGTGATCAAACCCGTGCTGAAAAATTCGCTGATTCTATCGCACCACCCGAAGAATTAGCTGAAAAGCGAAAAAAATATAACACCACAGAGCCAAGCGAAGATAAAAAAGAAAAAACGAAAGAAGCATCCAAAGAAACCTCGAGTCTCTTTTCGTCACTTTTTAGTATTTTTAAACAAAATAAATCAGGAAAAGAACCTTCAGCGGAGCCTGTAGCACCCTATCACAAGGAAAGCTTAGAGATTATTATACCACCTGAAACAGAAGTCAAACTACAGAATATAATTGGTGATACCCTTAAGCCGTTCTTTGACCGTCAGCACGAAGATAATAGCGATTTAATTGATGGTGTTGCAAAAAATAATCAACCTGAGAAAAAAGAAAAACCAAAAGGATTTTTAGAAACGATCGGCGAATTCTTTAAATATCTACTACCTGTAATAGCTGGTGTAGGTGCTACTATTGGTGGAATAATGGGACTGTTCAGTGGTTTAATGGATGACGGTCCTTTTAAAGGGTTAAAAAAACTATTAGGAGACAGTGCACTCGCTGTTGGATTTAAAGCTTTAACAAAAGTCGGTGGCAAGGGTCTCCTCAAAGGCATTACAGGGTCTGTTCTTAAAAAAATACCACTCATTGGTAGCTTAATAAGTCTCGGATTTGCTTATACGCGATTCAAGGATGGTGATACTGTTGGAGGTGTTATTGATGTATTGAACGCTATTACCGGTCTTTTGTATCTCACCCCCGCAGCTCCACTTGCATTACCAATCTCTCTAGCGCTAGATGCATTAAATGCATTTCTCGATTTTAAAGCTGGTGAAACAAAAGGTAAAGAAAGAACAACTAAGAAGCTTGACATACTTAAGGACATGGGAGACTGGATTTACGACAAACTAAAATCTGTTCCTATTATCGGTTCTCTCATGAAGGCCGGTAAATCTATTTTTGATGGTGACTGGGATACAGGATTCAAATATCTAGGTGAAGCCGTAGCACCGCTACAGCAAATAGGTAGTATAATATTACAAAATGTAAAAACATACGCTCCACCCGTTTTAAATGCTATAGGAAATTGGACCACGACTGCTGG